TAGCGTGCACAACTGTTGTTTGTAATGCTTCGCCGTCCTTACCGGTAATTTCTTGACGGTTGGTGTAGTGATTACCCAAGTCCTGCGCTGCCTGTTTAAGAATCTTAAGAGCCATTGCAGCACTTTTATTTTTGTTAAGTAATTTGTCGTACTGCTTTAATCGGTAGTGTTTGCTTGCTATTGGAATATCGATTAAACCATCATCAAACTTTTCACGTGTTTCATTGAAAAGCTCAACAAATTTTTTACTCAGATTTCGTCCTGAATATTTTGTTGGATCGTAAGAGGCGCATTGTCTGCGATCTATATCAATCCCAAACTCTTGTTTGACCGCATCAGCAACTTCTTGAGGTGTATCACGGCATGCAAGAGACTGAACTATAAATATTTTTACAGGCTCTTTTAAGGCCGCCATAACCACCTCTTTGTCATACTACGTCAAACAAGACGGTCAAAAAAAAGAGCCATAAGGCTCTATCCAATTACACAGTTCCCACAGCACACAGCCATACTTTTTTCAGATACAAACGGCGCATTCTTGGCAATTTCCAAAAGTCGTTTGACAGACTCGTCTGCACCCCATCGTTTAACTTCACCAAAGAACACTTCAACATCATGGCCAGCCAGGTAATGCTTAGGCAATCCAGTCATATCGCTATAAATAATTTCGCCATCTTCATCACGTTCTACACCGATGTGATATAGCTCATGTTCAATCAAACGGCAAAACTCACGATCAGATGTTTGTTCACAAAAGGCAGCATCTACAGTGATCAGGTATTGAGGCACAAAGCCAAACCAGTCCCGCATCTGCTGTTCCTGTCGTGCTTTCTTCCAGCCACCTACGTTAAACATGACCTTTTCACATTGGCCTAACACCATACGTTTTTTCGCTACGGCGGCAGATGAAGCCCAGGCGAATGTAAGGAACTCTTCATTGTCATGGAGTAGTTCGGCAATATGATCATGATCGGGGTTATGCAATTCACCACCTAAAGTAAGCCAGTTATTCATGACCCATTCTTTAAGCTCTGGCGCAGGTGCCAAGCGAATGGCTTCCTCTTCCTCAGCCTGATCAATCAGCTCCGTCGGCGGGAATGGTCTGAACTGTTCCATCTTCTAATCTCTCTAACTGACTTCGAATCCAGTTAATTGCATAACCCGATTCAATCTGATGAGGTTCAAGGCGCACAAATGTATAACCTTGATCTTCAGCAAGATCATACTTATTAAATGAATTCGCTATCTTTTTCCCACCACGACCAACCGCCCATGGACTGCCCACAATTTCTATAAGAAGGTTCAGCTTCACAATATAAAAATCAAACCGCCAATTTTTGGTTGATTCAAATTGAAACTTTCGACGATAACCAATGGCATGTTCTTCTAATTCTTGAAATAGGGTTTCTTCTGCTTCTAAGTATTTTTCTTTGGCTTTCGGTAGTGGCTTATTGCGGGGTTTGGTTTTGATTGGACGCTTCTTGGTTTTCCAGAAATATTCTTTTTCATCCATATACACCCCTTGTATCAGCAATGTATCGAGAAGATATAAATTAAATACCTTGACTATTTAAATAGTGATACAGATCAATCTGGCGACCGGTTTATTATAAAAACCTTTGAAATATAAATAAGATATAAACATTTAAATCCTACATATATCTACACTTATCCCTCCAAATCATCCCATTGTAAGTGCTACTAGTATGTCACTCTGAATAGGTCGAATCTTCGGCAACAAAAATTGAGAAAACTATGTTAGTTAATACAAATACCGCTCAAAAAGCTTCTTTCAATCAATTTTCAAATAATGCTACTGAAAACAAGCCTAAATCAGAAAACCATACACAGAAGCCTACACAAGATAAACCCAATCAAAATGATACAACCTCCACTAAAGAGCAAGATGATCAAAAAGAAAATACAGATAAAAAGTAAATCATCGCTCAATCTTTTGATTAGTAAGAAAAGCCTATCTACCTGATGGGCTTTTTGAAATTTGAAATATCTATTCTACACAACACCACTTCAAATCATCCGGCACAGTCAAATGCACATGCAACTGAGTCACAGCAAAGTCATGCACGTAATTCAAATACTCGGTCATCTGCTTAACGCTTAATTTTGTAGTACTGCAAAGTCTAATAACCTGCTCTGCAATCACCCGGTATTCTTCACATTCATTCTGCTTGAGCATTGCAATCGCATTGCATGTCTCAGCAAACTCTTGATCATCACGACGGTAGATATAAATCAGAAAACGTTTCTTAAACTCGTAATGCAGTGAGTCTTTATCCTGACCAGTCTTTTTCTCTATCTGGCCAAGCCACATCCACATGAGTCTATTCTGCGCAGTCGACCTATCATCCTGCTTCTGATCAATCACCACCCTTAACGGCTTACCCTCATTAATCGCCTGAGTGTAATGGGTATGCATAAAGCTAATGGCTTTAGTGATATCAGCATGAGATTGGATAGGAAACACGGCTTTTTGCATTTCCTGCTCCTAAAACTTCGTACGATAATATTTTCAATTACTTAGCTTAGGCATAACACTGATATCTAAAGCAGCACCACTACCAACTATAATTAGCCAAGCCAATCTACCATGAGGCTTGATCTCTGCATCTTGCTTGTATATCCCTGTACCAAACTCTTGACCAGTTAGTAAGTTGCAGCGATCAGCTATTAATTTTATTAATTCTTCCGGTTCAATTGCTTGGTCTGTCCACGGAATAGCGACTAAATCAAAATCAAG